TACGCGGACGGCAACACCTACGCGCTGGCGCTGCGCAACAGCCGCTACGAAGTTGACTCGCTGCACCTGATGAACCCGCAACAGTGCATGCCGTACATCGCAGAGGACGGTTCGGTGTTCTTCTCGCTGGGTGGCAACCCGGTCATTGATAAGATGATCCCGGACATGGACTTGGTGCCGGCGCGCGACGTGCTGCACATCAAGATGAACCAAGAGCCATATGGCCTGCGCGGCGTCAGTCCGCTGCTGGCGATCTATCGCGACATGGCGCTGACCGACGCCATCTCCAGTCAGCAAGTCAGCTTTTACCTAAATCAGGCTCGTCCGAGCCACGTGCTGACCACCGATCTGCGCCTCGACAAGGAGCAGGTTGACATGCTGCGCCAGAAGTGGGACGAGCAGTCGCGCGGTGTCGGCGTCGGCGGTACGCCGATTTTGTCGTCTGGCCTCAAGCCGATACAGATTTCGACCAATTCGATCGACTCGCAGCTGGCAGACACGATGAAGACGACTGACCAGCGTATTGCACTTGCCTATCGCATTCCGCTGCAGATGTTCGGATTGGGCGGCGGGCAGGTCGGTTCGACCGAAGCGCTGATGCAGATGTGGATTGCAACAGGACTCGGCTTCTGTCTCAATCACGTCGAAGAAGGAATGGGCAATTTCTTCAAGCTTGATGGCGTACCCGACGAGTATCTTGAGTTCGACACCAGCGTTCTGTTGCGATCGGCGTTCAAGGATCGTGTTGATGCTTACGTCCGGTCAGTGCAGGGAGCAATTCATTCACCTAACGAGGCACGTGCTGCATTTGATATGGAACCAGTTAAGTTCGGTGACGAGCCGCGCGTACAGCAGCAGGTCGTTCCATTGAGTGCAGCGGGAAAAATCCCAGCGGCTCCAGCACCGGGAGCGCCACCGGCCCAGCCGGCGGCAGCAGGACCAGAACTGAACGGTCCTCCTCCGCCAGATGAACCGAAAGGCATCACCGATGCTGAAAAATCCAGAATTGTCAGTAGCTTCAGAACCTCGCATGCCCGCCACCTCTCCGTTTGACCTGCTGGCGGAAGAACTTGGAGCTGTAGCCGGTCGTATCGAGCGGGAGTCGGCCTATCGATTTGCAGCGCTCGTTGCTGACGTCGAGCGCAAGTTTGCGGAGCGCGAACTGCAGGTAGAGCGACTTGATAAGTTGGTGCAGGCGTCGATCGCGGCCAATATCGGGCGCTGGGACAAACTGATCAATGACAGGCTGTCGTTGCTGCGCGATGGCAAGGACGGCACTGATGGGAAAGATGGCGAAAAGGGCGAGCGCGGTGAAACGGGCCTACCCGGCCTACGTGGTGAGGTCGGGCTGCAAGGCTTGCAAGGCGATCCGGGAGCGCGCGGCGAAATGGGCGAACGCGGCGAAAAAGGCGATCGTGGGGAAGTAGGAGAGCCGGGATTACAAGGTCCGGCAGGTGAAAAGGGAGAACGCGGTGAAAAAGGGGAAAAGGGTGACAGCGTCCAAGGCGAAAAAGGGGAAAAGGGTGACCAAGGCCCGCAGGGCGAAAGTGTCCAAGGCCCGCAGGGCGAACGTGGCGAGGCTGGCGCCAGAGGAGAACGCGGCGAACCCGGTGTTGCCGGAAGTGACGGTTCTCAAGGACTGAAAGGCGAACGGGGAGAACGCGGTGAACAGGGACTACCGGGCAAGCTTCCGCAGGCTAAAGTTTGGACTGCAGGCGTTCATTATGATGGTGATGTTTGCACTCATAAGGGCGGTCTGTTTCAGGCTCGATGTGACACGGCGCACGAGCCTTCGCCAGAAAGCGCTCACTGGACTTGTCTTGCAGCCGCTGGCGCGGACGGCGAGGACGGTCGTGATGGCGAGGACGGTCGATCGCTGACGATCCGCGATACGTTCGACCCGGTGCACAAGTATAAGGCTCTCGACGTGGTGACGCTCGACAGCAAGTGGTTCGTAGCCAGAAAGGACGATCCCGGTGCCTGCCCCGGTCCCGGCTGGAAGGCTGGCCCCGGTCTGGGCAAGACGGGCCGTCCCGGCGAACGGGGAGCGCAAGGTGAGCGCGGTCCTGCCGGCGAGAAAGGAAAGCCTGCTCCGGTGATCACCGGCTGGGAAGTCGCAGCTGACAGTTATGAAGTATTGCCTGTCATGAGCGATGGCAGCACCGGGCCGGCAATTTCGCTGCGTGAGCTGTTTGTCCAGTTTCAGGGGGAGGCAGGCTGATGCACTCCAGCATCATCGTCACCGAGCCGGCGCCTGACATTTCACTGGTCACGCTGTACGAGGCGAAAATTGCGCTCAACATTCCGACGTCGGATACGAGCAGCGACGAGGCTCTCAAGTTCTTCATTCTGCGCGCGTCGGATGAAGCACAGGTGCTGTGCAGCCGGTTCTTTGCTCGAGAGAGCGTGATCGAGACGTTTCGTGAAATCGTCAACCCGATCACGCGGCTGTACCTGTCGCGTTATCCGGTGCAGCCTGAGGACATCGAGTCGATCGAAATTGACGGATCACTGCTGACTGGCTACGACATCGACCCGGAGACTGGTAAGCTGTCGCTGACTGACGGAACCACGTGGGCAGAGTCCATCGTGGCAACTTACACCGGCGGCTACGAAATTCCGCAGGGAGTGCCGCCATCACTGAAAAATGCAGTGCTGCTGCTGACGCGCGAAGCCTACTACTCAGCCCAGCATGGTGACTCGTCGGTGCGATCGATCACTCACAAGGAAAGCCGCATCATGTACTTTGATCCTGCGGCAATGGTGAAGGCGATGTCGAGCGGTGGCGGCAGCGGACCGTCTGGCGGGACGGCGGCGCAGAAAGCGGCGCAGAGCTTGCTGCAGCGCTATACGAGGCTGACAGCCTGATCATGGTGGCCGGCGCAGGAGTCGGTCAGATTGCCAAGTTGGTAGCGTCGCTGGTGTCAGAAGGCGGGCTTGAGAAGATAATCGAGAAGAAGCTGGTCGCCATGGGCGGCGACTTCCTGCTCAGTCAGCTTGGCGTGGCCATGCCGGGTAATCTGCTGGGTGACATTTCGAACCTGATGCCGAAGGCGCTGTCGGTCAAGGACCTGATGCCGCAGCAGCTGCAAGTAAATACCGGCTTCCTGCGAATGCTGACCAAGGACTTTGTCGGCAAGAAGACGAAAGGCAATTGGCGGGCGCGCAGCGCGTGGGGGCGCAGCAATTGGGCAAGAGGACGCGACGACTGGCTCGACAATCACTGGAAGCACGACTGGCGATCGCAGCCGCGTGATGCTCTTGGCAAGTGGGTGCCGGGTCGTCTTACCTACGTCGAGACGCAACTGCAGTATAAAGGCAAGAAGGCGGGGCGCAGGACCAAGCGTCGGCGCGCATTGCGCAGGCAGGCGAGGAGACGCGGACGCAGGGCGGCAAAGATGGCGTTCAGAATGGGAGGGGAGGACTAAGTGCCAGCTTTCAATTTTTCAGATACGGTGTACTTGCAGGCGCAGAACACGTTCGGTCGCCCGGTCACATTCACGCCACTGGCGAGCCAGCCGAATGGACAGCCATATGACGCGCGTGGTATCTTCGAAATGGAAGCCATGGACGTCGCAGCGATGGACGGCTCGATCATTTCGGAGACGCGCATCATCTTGGACATTCGGGACGCCGAATTTACGGTACTGCCGCTGCAAGGCGATCAAGTTTTCGTGCCGGAAAGTAATGGCGTGCCGGCAGAGGGTCTGTTTGAAGTGACTGACGGCGACCCGGACGGCGGCGGCGAGACGACACTGACGTTGCGGCGGATCGTGCCGGCCAAGCCATGACAGCAAGCAGTTATGCAATGATCGTACGCGACGAGATGATGGCACGCCTCAAGGCGATGCCGTTCTTTTCGACGTTCAAGTTCGGTACTAACAAGGCCGAGCAGATACAGCCAGAATTGATCCCATTTCTCGGCGTCTACTTCATCAGTGAAGACCTGACGTCCGAGGGCGACCCGCAGGATGGTGAGCCGCGTTTCCATTCGTCGGCTCTGTACGGGTTCTCGGTCGTGGTGCAGAACAACGACGCGACGGCAGCGGAAAACAAGCTGGATGAAGCGTGGGTGCTGATCATGGATCGGCTGTTTCGCGACCCGACGCTTTATCTGAACCCGCTGGCCAAGATACAGGCTTATGTGCGTGGCAACCGTACGCACCAGTTCGGGTCAGCCGGCGCTGACAATTCGATCCCGGTGGCGGAGAGCCGCTTCACGCTGATGTGCGATCTTGGCGTGATCGACTTCCCGCCGATCGTCGACAATGTTCTTAGCAAGGTCCACTTCTCGACCAACTATCCTGACCCGGACAAGAACGATACGACACAAATACAACAAGTTGTTGCTGAGTGGAATTTGCCTGTTGAAAAGGAGAAACAAGATGAAAGTTCTTCCGAAAAATGATGATGTCCGCAGGGTGCTGTACCATCCTACGGCTGGTAAGTTTCGCGCGGAAGGTCCGGTTGACTGGCCGGATGACTCATTTACCAACCGGCGTCTTCGCGACGGTGACATAACGAAAGAGGAAGCTCCTCCTCCGGAGGGCCGCGAGAAGCGCAAGTTTGCTAGCAGGTCTGAATAGGCTTAACCCAAAAGGAGGGCAGCATGCCCATCTCGTTTAATCAAATCCCGGCAAACTGGCGCATGCCGCTTTACTGGGTAGAGCTTGACCCGAGCAAGGCAGGACTTGGTGTAACGCCCGGTCGTTCCTTGCTCGTCGGTGTTATGAGTGCAGATGGCACAGCGGTACCTGACGTTCCGATCGCCTGTGCTTCGCAGGCGCAGGCCGACGCATTGTTCGGTCAGGGGTCGATGCTGGCGTGCATGTTCCAGACGTTTTTTGCCAACAACTGGGCGAACGAAGTATGGGGCCTGCCGGTGGCGGAGCCGACAGGAGCGGCAGCAGCGGGTAGCATTACAGTGGCGACGGCGCCGACTGCAGCCGGTACGATTGATCTATATATCGCTGGTCGTAATGTCCCAGTGTACGTAGGGGCGACGGATACGATCGACATCGTGGCTTCAGCAATCGAAGCTGCGATCAATGCTAATGTCAATTTGCCGGTAGTAGCCACGGTGGCGACTGGCGTCGTTACAGTCACGGCCAAGAACAAGGGTACGATGAGTAATGAAATCAGGATGTCGGATAGTTATTACGGCACGGTCGGCGGCGAGCAGTTGCCGGCAGGTGTGACGCTGACTTACGTGCAGCTGGTCGGTGGCACTGGTGATCCGGTCTTCACCAACGCCATCAGTGCACTTGGTGAAACGGAAATCGACTACGTCTGCATGCCGTTCACCGACTCGACGTCAATGCTGGCGTGGGAGACGGAGTTTGGCTTTTCGGACACGGGCCGCTGGGGTTTTATCCGACAGCATTATGGCCATCTGTTCAGTGCCAAGAGCGACACTTACATGAATTTGCTCTTGTTTGGTGAGACGCGCAATAGTGCGCAGATGTCGGTGATGGGTACTGAGCTGACAAGTCCGACGCCGGCTTACGAGTGGGCGGCGGCATACTGTGCCAAGGCGGCGCGTGCCTTGATCAATGACCCGGCGCGTCCGCTGCAGACCTTGCAGCTGGCAAACTGTCTGCCGGCACAGTCACATGGTCGGTTCCTGCTGTCGGAGCTGAACGGTCTGTCGTATGCTGGTATTGCCACCCAACGCACGCCGGTGGACGTGCCGATGGTCATGCGCGAGAATACAACTTACCAGAAAAACCTGTATGGCAATTCCGACGACGCGTACGAACTTGTCACTACGCTGGCCACGCTTGCCAAGTTGCTGCGCAATCAGCGACAGGCAATCACGTCGAAGTTCCCGCGCCATAAGCTCGCTGATGACGGGACCCGCTTCGGTGCCGGTCAGGCAATCGTGACGCCAAAGATAGTCAAGGCGGAACTAGTTGCGCAGTATCGCATTGATGAGTTCAACGGACTGGTTGAGAACGGAAAGGCGTTCAAGGCCAACCTGATCGTTGAGCGTGACCCCAACGACCCAAATCGCCTGAACGTATTGTACCCGCCTGACCTCGTTAACCAGTTGCGCGTCTTTGCTGTGTTGGCTCAGTTTAGGCTGCAGTACGATCGCGGCCTCGATGTGGTCGTTGCCGCCTGAACGTAGTTTGCCTAACACGATCTGTTGAAAGGACAGAACCATGGCACAAAGAATAGCAGGGATTGCCTATCTCAAGGTAGACGGCAATCAATACCCGCTGCGGGGGAACTTTACGATCACCCCGTCAGTGATCGAGCGTGCCGGCCTCGCCGGTCAGGACTACATTCACGGTTATTCGGAGCTGCCGCGCGTGCCTTCCATCGAAGGTGACGTCAGCACCGTGCCGGGTCTGTCGATCGAGGATTTCGAAGCTCAGACCAACGTGACGATCACGGCGGAGCTTGCGAATGACTCGACCTACGTATTGCGCGAGGGCTGGTGCGTGTCAGCCCTTGCTATCAACGCCCGTGACGGCCTCGTGCGCGTCAAGTGGGAAGGCATCAGCTGTGATGAGATAATGTAATGCCAGATGACATCAGGATAGACGAACCGGAAAGGGTCGTTCAGCCAAAAGCGACCGAAACATCAAAGCCCGAAGAGGCGAAAAAAGTCAACGGAGCGGAAATCTCCAGCGATCTGGTGATACCGCTGCGCAAGGCAGTCATCGCACACGGCGAGGAAATTCGCGAACTGAAATTTCGCGAGCCGACTGCTGGTGACATCGAAATCTGCGGCACTCCAGTCATGATCGATTTTTTGACGGGCGAGATGCCGAAGATGACGTTCGAGACGAAGGCCATGTTTGCCATGATGTCTCGGCTAGCAGGCGTTCCTCCTTCCACCATCAAGGCTCTGCATCCGAAGGACTGGGGCTACGCTGCCCTTGCTCTGGCACACCGTTTTTTTATTCCAGAGATGTAGAGGGCAACTTTATCCTCGATTGCTACCGGCTCGCCAAGTATTACGGGCGCAACCCGCGCGAGTTCCTCGACATGCCGTTCTCTGAGATAGTGCGGCACGTCAAGTGGACGAGTAGGCTGGAAGAGGTGCTGAGGCCAGTGGACGACGACGATGGCAGATAATGACTTTGACTCCGATGCCATGTTGGCGTTTTTTGGCCAGCTTGGTAAGGAGATAGACAGTTT